CCGAAAGATCATCTATTTCTGGAAGCACTTCTTCAATGTCTTCTACAGCATCAAAAAGTTTTTTAACAGGATCTATAAAATGTCTTGCATCTCCCCATGACATTTCTCCATCTGCTCGTGCCTTTCCTACTGCTTCAACGAATGAAAACATAAAATCAAGGACATCTTTTATTTCTTCGATTCCTCTTTGTTCTTCTGCCACGTTATTCCTTTCTATTTTTTTCAATACGTTTCAAATAAATTCTACGTTTTTTCATGGCGGACTTCATTTTGAATCCCGACACATTATCTATAAAAAGTTTACCTTCCATGTGTTCCATTTCATGTTGAAATATCTTTGCAGACATATCTTGTAAACTTCCTCCCTGTTCTTCTCCGACATCTGTTTGAAACTTCATTGCAATTGCTTGTGCTCTTTCAACTGCAACATATAGGCCAGGGAAGGATAAACACCCTTCTCTTATATAGGTTGTCTCTTCACTCCATTCCAAAATCTCTGGATTAAAAACTACCATTGCCTTGTCATCCAACATCATCGAAAATGCTTGTACAGGAATTCCTATCTGATTTGCAGATAATCCATATCCCTCATGATAAATCATATTTTCAACTAACTGTTTTTCCAATTTCTCAGGATCTACTTGAGGATTTTCAAAATTAAATTTTTCTGGAACCTCCTTCAAAAAGGAGTCTGTTTCTTTCACCAATTCACAAATCAAGTCACTCATGTTATTTCTATTCGGCTAAATTGTTTTTCTTTCACGAACTTAATCGTGCTTAAAAATTTATCAAAAAGGATTTCTCCCTTATGAGATATCACAAACACATTTGTATCTGCATCAAGAGAATTGATGATTTTTAAAAATGCATCTGTTCCTTCTGCATCTAAAGATGAATCAAACACCTCATCTAAAATCAAAAGATTCGTATTCACACTATTCTTGAGTTTCGCAACTTGGCGCCATGTGAACAATAATGCCAAGTCAATTCGCATTTTCTCACCTTCAGAAAAAGAAGCATAAGAAAATTCATCCCGATACTGAGATTGTATTGTTTCGTTGAAATTTTCGTCTATTGAAAAGTTAATGAGAAAATCTAGCTCATTTAGATACTTGTTGACATACTTATTGATAATCGGTACATACTGGCGAATAATTTTCGTTTTAATGCCCGTATCTTTCAACAACTCATGTGCATATTCATAAAGTTGTTTGGTTTCACTCAATTCAGAATAATCTTTCAAACTTTCTTCTAATGACTTCTTCAATTCTTTTAATTCATTTTCTACTGTATTATCAAGTTTTTTCTTGTTTCTCAGAGAATTGATTTCATTCTGAATCCTTTCAATATTATCCCCAAAAGAATCTATCTTCGACTGAGATGCTACAATTTGTTTATTTTTTTCAATAATATTTCTTCCTATTTCCCCATACTCTTTCAATTTCTTTTCTAAAGCATCAATCTTTGTTTGAATCTTATCTAGTCCATCTTTCTTCTCATCAATTTTTTTAGATATATCAATAATCCGTTCTTTTTTAAACACATCATCAATGTCTTGTTTACATTGAGAACACGTTGAATTTTTTTCGTAGAAATTTAATTCTTTTTCTTCTCGTTGTAGTTTATATTCTATTTGACTTTGAACTTTTTCAAATTCAGATGATTTTTTCTTAACAGAATCTTCATCTAATAATTTATTTCCAAGAATTCCCAATTCAGATTGAAGTGCGGCCATCGTATCTGAAACAGTACTTCTATTTGACTTAAAATGTTCAATTTCTTTTTCTTTTTGAGATATAATAGAATCACTATCCTCTTTTAATCTTTTAATATAATCTTCTTGAATTTCAATCTTCTGTTTATACAACCCCTTCTCTATATCCAGAGTTCCCATATCATTCTTCAAATCTAAATTTTTTGATTTCAAAATAGAATTCATTGAAGAAAAAATTTGAATATCTAAAAGGTCTTCTACTATTGCACGGCGGTCTGATTGTTTCAATTGCATGAATGGTTCGAAAGAAGAATTTCCCAAAAGAACTATTTGAGTAAATGACTTATAATTCAATTTAAGAATTACTTTTTCTAGATATTCTTGATAATCCCGAACATTAGCCGTTTGGTCAAACATCTTCCCATCTAAAATAATTTCAAACAGATTTGGTTTTGCACCTCTCCTGACCGTATAATTTTTCTTTCCGATAGAAAAATCTATCTCAACCAACAACTCTCTCTCATTAATCGTATTGACTAATTGAGGTTTATTGATACTACGAAAGGCCTTTCCAAACAACCCAAATGTCAATGCATCTAAAATTGTTGATTTTCCAGAACCATTTTCTCCAATTATTAAAGTTGTGGGTGATTTGTCAAAAAAGACAATTGTAGGTGTATCTCCTGTAGAAAGAAAATTTCTCCAAGAGATTCGTTTAAATATAATCATTCTGATTCATTTAGAAGTTGTGGTTTATTTCCATGTTCAAATCTATATTCTGCACTAGACATTGCATCTTTTAACATGATATTGATCATTTTATTAATAGTAATATCTCTCTTGTGTGCCTCTCTAGCAATTCTCATAAAATCTTTATCTTTTAATTCTAGATGAACTGCTTCCCAAGGTTCTTCTTCTTTTCCAATTTCAACTGATTTCATATTATCCCTGCGGCGCATTTCATCAATATCATAATTAGTCATTTTATATTCTCCTTTCTAAAAATATTAATATCTTGAATCTTTTGGAAGGCCTTGAATTTCTCTCATATTTGCTTCCTGTTGTTCTTTTTGATTTTTCATGTCCATATCATGTTGGGTTTTAGATTTGAATATTGCATTAAAAGATACACTTCTACGTTCTGGATCTCCCACAGAACAACGATAAGGATAAACTGCATGATATTGGTGAGATCCAAATATAAAAAAATCTCCAACTTTTGGAACTATATTAAAATTCGGAGTACAAAACTCTTGATCCCTTCCCGCTGCATTTGTAAAAAGAATAGATCCATCATCGTCTTGTCTATGTTTTTTTATTGACTTATCAAATTTTGGAACTTTTAAATACATAACAGAAGAAATTTGACATTGTGTATGTAAATGCATTGGATTGTATTCATTTGGAAATTGAGAGACAATCCACATAGATAACATTTGAGTCAACCAAGTTTCTGCAAGAATAGATTCTTCTTGAAATGGGAGCATTTGACTTTTACATTGAATTATAAATTGTCTAATTGCATCCATAAAAAATGACATTATACCCGCTTCTTCTAATTTTTTATGTGGTATAAGTAGTTCGGTTTCAATTTGTCCTGCAAGATTATGACCCCAACTTTTATGCTGTTTTTCATCATTAACGATCTCATCTGTCATTTCTAACATTTTTCCAAGAACTGGATCTGGTAATTTAGTTGCCAAAATAGGAACAGACCAAGGTTGTAACAACTTAGCATCCATATTGTATTCGACCATCTTTCTCGAATCTACTTCTGTACGAGGACGAATTTCTTTTTTTATTTTCTTATTTTCTTCTCGTTCTCGTCGCCTTCGTTCTTGTCTAGTACTCATACTGTTTCCATTGTCAGTGCCTCATTATAAAGATCTTGCATTAATTTATTGAGAGGTTCTTTATTATCAAACTGTAATCCATCAACACAACTTCGTATCACGCTCATTGTATCTTCTACATCTTCCATATTCTCAATATCTTCTCCTAAATCTTCAATATCAAAAAGATTATCCACTACTGAAATATGACCTATACCAACATCAAATAATTTATCCATCAACGCTTCGAACAAATATGAATTGTTTTTATTCCTTATAATAATCTTTACATATGTATCCTTATACCTTGATAAATCTCCATAATCTGTTTTTTCATCATCATAATAAATTTTATGAAACATAGAATAGGGATTTTCTATAAACTCCGTTTCCATTGTTTCAGTATCATAAATGTGAAATCCTCTTTTATCATTATAATCTGCCCATGTGATTTCATATGGATTTCCCAAATAAGTAATATTTCCTGTCTCAGATTTATGATGAAAATGACCGCTGTACACCTTTTGAAATGCTTTGAACATTGATGGTGAATGTCCTTCAATTGCAAACGAACCTTTATGTTGTTCGATCCCTTCAATTTGAAGATGACCAAATGCAACTGGAGCCCGTGTCTTTTCAATCAATTCTCTTGATTGCTCTTCGTTTTCATTGCATATCCAAGGAATAAAAACTGCTTGGTTTTTCCCATCCAAAGAAATTTCGGCCGGTTCATCATATACTATAACATGAGGCATTCCCTTTGTCAATTCTGTCATCGAATTTACTGCAAGAGTATTCTTATAGTAACAATCGTGATTTCCAATTATGATTTTAATATTAACACCCATTTCTTTGAGGGGATTAAATAACATCTCCTTCATAGAATTCAGAGTTTTATAGTTAATAAATTTTCGTCTATCAACCACATCACCCAAATGAATAACTTCTGTTATTCCCCTTTCCTTCAATGTAGGGAAGAAAATATTCACATAGAATTTTTTGAAAAAATCATTAAAGATTAAACTATCATTTCTTGCGCCAAAGTGAGTATCGGTCAGTAAAGCTATCTTCATGCGTAAATTCCACCTTCCATATAAGAAACAAGTGGTGATAATTGTGCAACATCATCATCTTTATTCACCTCTCGGGCTTTTTTCTTCTTCCGTTTTTTCTCTTCAAATGTATTAATAAAATCATATATACTTGCACGTTTATCAGCTGTCATTGGAGATGTTCCCGATGAAATACTTGACGCTTCAGTTCCTTTCATTTCTCCCATATCAACATAATCTTCAATTGAATTATATTCGTCCATTGTTTTGTACTTAATATACAATTGTTTTTTCTCTTTTTCAATTCTTCGTAAAAAAGCATAATATATAATTTGAGTAAAATATGCAAAAGGATTAGTTGATTTTTCTGGATTAAAATTACTTGCATACATTACACAATTTTCTATTCCATCACTTACCATCTCTTCTCTAAATGCATAATTAATAAAATTTGGTCTATGGGACAATCTCTCTGCTATTTTAAGAAAACATTCTCCTGCATAATCTGGTAATACAGGTAATTCAAGGTCATTATCTTTCGCCTTTAAATATTCTTCACGATAATCTCCCATAACTACCAAAAATTTCTCATTATCAACATAATGTTGTTTCTTCCTAGCCATACATTCCTTTCTATATTTTTCATATTACCATTATATCAAATTATAACTATTTTGTCAAGTTTTTCAAACCCCTTGACAAATACATCAAAAAGTGTTATAATGAGTATGTGACGGTTTGAAGTGGGAATATACTATCCTTACATTGGTATTGTATAAATGTGATAAGGAAAGTGTTCACTTGTATAAATCTTTACTCTTTCTACAAAATGATTTAAAGTATAATTCTTTCTTCCATTATAAGTTAAATCATCTGAAATATCATAAAGGGTTGCAGCTGTTTTAGTTTCGGATTTTCTCAATCCTCTACCTATTGATTGAAGATTTCTAATACGACTTTTAGAAGGAGAGGCAAACATAATGTTATGAAGATTCCTAATATTGATGCCAGTACTGTATACACCATAACTCGCACAGATAACGGCGTTTGATTCTCCTTCAACAATTGATCTAACTTGTTCTCTTGATTCTGCATCTGTCCCTCCATAGACATAGAAGAGTTTTCTAGTAGAAGTATCTAAAATGTCTTGTAACATCGAATGTAGAATATTGCCGTGTTTTTCCACCAATTGAAATAATATTAAAGTATTTCCAGCAAGTCCATTTACTAGATTACAAATATACTTATTCCGTTCTGGATAACTCACTAAAAAGTCAAGTTCTTCTTGATAATTCATTTTTGATACTATTGCACTCGCTTCTTTTGAATATTTTAGCACAAGACATCGTATCATTATTTCTGATAATGTTTTTTTCTTTATAAGTTCTTTGGTACTCGTTACTCTCTTAGTTGGTCCAAATAACCCTTCTAATATTAATTTATGCACTTCAACTCCATCAAGTGTACCAGTTGTACCAATTCTATAAGGTGCATTTTCTAGATTTTTCATTATTTTAGTAAGAGATTGTGCTTTATAAAGATGAGCCTCATCTCCAATCACTAACTTGAAATCCGAAAAGAATGGTTTTTTTAATTCATATAAAGACTGCCATGTTGAAATTATAATCGGTTTATCTGTTATTTTTTCTTGGCCCCCAAAAATTTTATGGACAAATTTTTCAACTTCAAACCCTTTGTCTGCATAAGATTCAAAATCAGAATACATCTGACTAACTAATGAAAGGGTAGGTACAATGATTAATGATTTTTCGGGAAAATAATATCTTATCAAATAATAAATTATGAGAGATTTACCAGACGCTGTTGGTGAAAGAAGCACACATCGTTTATTGTCAATTGAGTGCCTAACTGCAAAATTTTGATAGTCTCTTAATTTATATTTACATGGAAATGATGTAAGAAATTCAAAATAATCATCGTTTGATATTTTTTCAATTGGGTCATTTGTTTGATCAATTAATTCATATTCACGGTCAGATGCAAATCGTTGTACTTCATTTTTCAATCCATAATATATTCTACCATTATCATTATTGAAAAGATAAACATATCCATCCCACTTCTTTCTGCGAAACATTGGCATGAATTGATAATTCTTTGGACGAAATCGAAAATACTGATTCAATTCCATCTTGACGCCAGGTTCGCAAGAGAGCCGCAGATATACTTCGTTCTCTTTTTCCATTAGGATTTGCACGACTACCCAAGTCCAACTTGAAATTTACTCCAATCAATTGCGTTTTTGATTTGCCAATTTCTATTCTTGATGTTATCTAACACTCCCGATAGATAATCAACCTTATCCTCTTGGTCATTTATCAATGCTTCAAATTCTTGCAATTCACTATCTGCTGCAACATAATATTTTTCCAATTCTGATTTTGATATACGAATATTATGTTCTGGTTTTCTTCCATCTTTAGCAATTACGGCCTCCCATCTCTTTTGAAATAGTACCTTCCATTTTCTTTTAAATTCACGAAGTGTTCTCTTTTCCTTCGTGTACATTTCCATGTATTTTGCGTGTAGATTTGGAATTTTTATTGATTCACCATCTAAATTCTGGTTATCAATGGGAGCATCCTCTTCCCATTCTTTCATAATGATTTCAAGTTTCATAGTATTATTAATTATTCAATAAATTTTTAACCTCATAATTGGTATATCGAAAAGTAGCAGTTGCTTGAAAAAATTCCAAATCAGCTGCAGAACTATCAAATTCAATAGACGATACATTAATAGGAAATGCATCATAAAAATGAAATTCCATTTGGGGATTCATTGCACTTGTCAAAAGAGTAAGAACAATAGTTGATATAGTTCCACCCCTTGCAGTTGGATTTGTTCCTCCCGCCTTCAACTTACGATATTTCTCATGTCCTTCTGCAAGACCCAATGCAATAATTCTATCATATATTTCTATCCAATTTTTTAGATGTTCATCAACAATAAAACGAATAGATAATTCTTCAAAACTGACTCTTGAACCAGCGACAGGAATAGTTGCATGAGGATTGAAAATCTCAATCGCATCAACAGAAACGCCAGGAATACTTGCGCCTTGACAAAACCAAGTAAGACTTGGTGCATCTTCCATTGTCAGTCGAAAACTGATGTTGGAAAGATAGTTTAAGTTGTCTGGTATTTTATTTGTTGCTGCCATAGAATTCCTTATTTGTCTTTCTCTATACTATTTATTCAACAGATTTTCAAACTCCACGTAATTCAAATGTTTCCCCACATGAAGAATTTTATTTTCTAGAAACTCTTCTTCGATTCGTTTATGTTGTCTAATCCATGTTTCAGGATCGGATTCGGTATCTTTTAAATTTTCAAATTGGGTAGTAACTGCACTTAATGTACCAAGATAATGAGATGTTCCCAAATAGATATTATCAGCAGTTCGATCTAGATAATAATCAAATCCAATACAATAGATAGTTTCGCCTGGATGATGAAGACACGCCAATCTTAATGCGGCCGTTCCAGAATTGTATGATGTAGAAAAATGTTTTTCATCCCACCATTCAAGTTTTTCAGTTTTTTCTTCTGGATGTACCCAATATATGATAGTAGTTCCTCCATCACCAAACATAACAAACTCTTCTGTTCGTTCTTTTGTTTCAAGAAGTTTCATATTTGGTGGAACTGACATTTTTATCATATCATATTGCATTCCTGGCAAACGATCAAACATTTTAAAATGACATTGATTTTTTACAGAATATCCACTTCTACAAATGTCCCATGTCATTGGACCATCACCACACACCAAATGTGTTGGAGAATAATCACGATATATGGCATTACATCCATAAGTGATTTCATTGTCTAATTGTTCTAATTTTATAACTGAACGAGATGAACCATTACCGATTACAACTATCATAATACCTCACAAGAAAATAACTACAAACAAAAAAAGGGAGTAGATTTCTCCACTCCCTTTTAGAAATCCTACAAGTATGTAGGTCAAGGATTACATAAGGTTCGCAAGACGAACTTTTCTGTAGTACTTGTTGGAATGTGCTCCAGCACTTCCTGTTCCTGTCAACAGAGAAGCAGTTCTTCCAGTGGAAGCTTCTGCATTTTCTGCGAATGGATTTGACACGATTCCGTAGCGTGTCTTGAAAGCGATTTTAGGTTGGAAACTATCACTGTCAACCGCACGAACCATTTGCAATGGAACATATGGGCAGTAGAAAATTCCAGCATCCATAGGTGAATCACCCTTATAACCTACACAGTAGTACTCGGCCGCATTTGCATCAGCATATGGGTCAACATAAACTTTATAGCGTCCATTAAGAACACCAGCAAAAGTAGATGCTGCCGTATCTGTGTTAAGATCTGTGCTCATTGCAGGAGCGTAATCTAACATACCTGCCATTTGAAGAGCGGAAGCAACATCTGAAGATGTCATGATGATATTTCCTTTTCCTCGGCGAGTATCTTTACCAATCTGATTTGCATCTTTTTCAATTTGCATCATCAGACCTTTGAATTTTTCAACCATCCAACGTCCATTGGAATCTGTATCAAGGTCGAATCTTCCAGATGTTGTTACACCAGCTTGGGCACCAACGGAAGCGTTGATATAAATTCTACGAACAACTTCACGATTGATTTCACCAAGAATTTCAGCAGACAGAATATTTGCAAGTTCTGCTTCTGCATCAAGACCATGTACAGCACGCAAGTCCTGTGCAAGTTCCATTGAATAGGAACCAGCGAGAGCTCTTGTTCCTGCAGCAACCGAAACTTTCTCAATCGAGAAAGACATTTGAGTAGGTGTTACGCCTTCTCCTGTGGCCATAGCTTGTGCTACATGAGAAGTATACTCTGTACCAGTTTCACCAGCACCAGCGGTGTCAATCAATAGACCAGGCGTAGCAACTAAATCACCAGTTGCATCTCCATCTGCACCAGAAACTTGATCTAATTCAGATGTCCATTGTTGGGAAGTACCACCATCAGACAAAAGACGTGCTTTAAGAGCAAAAATCAATCCAGTTGGGCCGGACATTGGTTGTACACCACAAACATCGTATGCTACGAGTTGAGGCATTGCACGGCGAACCATGCTGATAAGAACTGGGTCTGCAAAATCTTGTGCAGCTTGTGTTGAATTTCCAGCAGCACCACCAGTAACAGGGACAGGTGCAGAAACACCTGTAATTGTGGTAGGTGCGGCTTCCATCAACATACCACCAGTATTATCTTGAGAATATTGTTGTTCAACATTTTCAAGACAAATAGCGGTCACTGCTCTTCGATGTGCATCCTTAATCTCAGGAAGATCTGGATGATCTAAGACTGGCGCCCACTTTTTGTTAATATTTTCTGAGAGTTGCATTTTTAAAACTCCTTTAATTGTTTAAAAAACTTTTGTTAAAATTTATTTACGAGCAATAGCTTTACTATATGCTTCCATGATGTTATTCATCTTAACAGGAGTTTCCTCCGAATCTTCTGATGATACATCTTCTTGTTCAACATTTTCATCTTGTTTAACGCCATTAGGGAAATAACTTTCCTTAATAGTTTTTATTTTATTCTCAAAACCATCTACATCTTCTTCGTATGTTACACCTTCTACGAGAGACTTCATCTTTTCTGTTTGTGTATCTGCAAGGTCTTCACAGACTTCATCCAAGATTTTGTTTTTGCGATATTCGTTAAGTTCGTCTTTTGTTTTAACGTTCTCTTCGATTTGAGAATTTAATTTTTCTTCAAGTTCTTCGACTTTATCGTAAAGGCCTTCAACAATATCAACCTTCTCATCTGGAACTTCAATATAATGGTCAGTAAAGAGATCTTTAAGTCCACCAATGAACTCTTCAGTAATTTCACTTCTCAGTGAACCTTCGAGTGCAAGTTCGTTTTCTTTCATCCACTCTTCAACTACGTAGTTGAGATATCCATCGACTTTATCAGTCAATTCGTCACGGAATGAAATTATCTCTTCTTGAAGATCTGATTGATACTCTTTTTCAAGTTCATCAATCTTTTCTGACGCTACTTCCATAACCTTCTGATGAACTGCGGCTTCGAAAATTGTCGATGCTTTTGTTTTGAATTCTTCAGAAAGTTCTTCGCCCTGTACTAATGCATCAATGTCTTCTTTGACATTAATTTCAGGCATTGCAATTTTGATTTTCTTTTTCTTTTTGCCGATAGCGACTTTATCGCCTGCAGGATGTGCAGTTTCAGGATCTGCTCCCCCAATATCTTCTGCTTCGGCAACACCCATAAGTTCTTTCCACTTAGCGGAAACTTCTTCTTTCTTCATACCATTGACTTTATCGAAAAGAGTTTTAATCATCTGAGCTTTAGTCGAAGGAACTTTTACTTCCTCTTTCTTTACTTGCTCTTCTTCTTCCTCTTCTTCGTCATCGTCATCTTCGTCCTCATCATCGTCTTCTTTGACTTTGGACTTTTCAGAAAGAATTACTTCTGGTTGTTCTTCTTCTTGTTCTGGAGCTTCAACAAGTTCCTCCTGTTCAGATTCTTCCAGAACTTCTTCTTGATTATTATTTTCTTCAGTAGCCATTGAAACTCCTAAATCGTTATATTATTTCGTTACTGTTAATATTTATAAAATTATAGTTTTGACAATAAATTTTTGAACTCACTCAATTTTACTTCCTCAAGTTCTCTGGAAGAGGCATTTCGGATATTGTCCCGAGCCCTTTCGATGTCTTGCTCTTTGAGCAATCCATTATCCCAAATCCATTCTCTACCCTCCATAATACCTTCAACAAAAGCATTAGGAGCAGAAGGATCTGCGACAATATCCGCAGCTGTTGCAAGATAAAAATCATTTTGAACTACTTGCGCTTTTTTATCGGGTTTTAATGTTCCCATTCCTCTGGAAGAAACACCCAACCTTGCACCTTCATCAATCAAACATTTTACAATTTTTCCATTCGGTGTATCTAAAACTTTTGCTCGTCCAACAAAATTCTTACCTTCTTTTACCAAAGAAGTAATCATGTGTGATGCACGGTCAAGATTTACAGTCGGTCCGTCTGGATGTCCCAATTCCCCAAAAGCTCGTTTTGGTTCTACGTACTCTTTTACATATCGATTTACTTCTTTTTCAAGAACAGGTAAAGGATAAACCCTTCCGTTTTTGTTCTTTTTTTCAGATTGCATGAAGATACCTTCAATAAAGTACTGTTTGGGTTTATCACCCTCTTCAATTAATTCATACTCTACTGTTTCTTGTAATTCGCAAATTAGTTTCATGTCTCCATCCTACTTTATTACGTTTTCTAATGCAAAATCCATGATAGTCATGAATGATTTTGTGTCTTTATTCATATTGGTTTGCATTTTTTTCTGTTTAGAACTATTTAGTGAGTCGAAAGTTTTAAGTATACTTTTTGCAGATTCGGGGTCAATTGGAAATGTTGTACCAGATTTGAATTTAATATCCATCTCCTTTTTCTTTTTTACAATAGTCCTTAATTGGTCTACCACATCTTCCTCAAGAGAATTTCTTGATATATTACTTTTATCTTCTACTTTTCTCTCTTTAAGAGGAAATCCAATAGATTTCCGAAATTCTTTATATGTTTTCATGCTGAGATGCCGTCTGCAATCTTTGTATATTCGGGAGTATTGACATTTGAACGTAAAAATTGATCACTGTCTTTATGAATTATTCCTGTCCAACCACTTGGTAAATCTACACTACCCACTAAAGTTCCATCTGTTCCACTAGCAGTCCCATCACTTGCGATTACACTAATAACAGTTGCGGCCTTTGTTGTGACATAAACAGCAGTAGCACTACCAACAGTAGTGTTTGTTGTCACACCTTGAGTTGTTGCTGCAAGTAATTTCATGCTTCTACCTCCGTTGTTTCTGCTTCTGCTTCTGGTTCTACTATTGGTTCTGAATCAGATTCTACTTTATCTGTAAATATTTTAGCAGAAACTTCTTGTTTTTTAGTCGCAAGAGAATCAACTACTTTATTTGAAATAAGATGTCCAAAAGCATCATTTATTTTTAATGGATTTCCTTGCATTGCATAATCTACAATATCTACTGTTTTGAAATCTCTTTGTGTTTCTTGTTCTGCCATTTATATCTCCAAAAATTATCTATTAATATTTATAAACTTTTGAGAATGAAGATTACATTTCATCTTCGTCCTCCCCACTGTCAATTTCACCTTCAGCTTTCTCTTTTTCCATTTGAGAATCCAATAATTCAATATCTTCATCAGATTGTCTAAGAATATTTTTTCTAAACCATTCTCTAGAATAATACTGTCCCACCCAATCTTCCATATTTCTTGCAAGGTCTATTCGTTGAGACATAGTTTCTTGTTGTTTGAATTCAGTATAATAATGGTCTGAAGTAAATGAATAATGAATTTTATCTTTAACCTTTGACCATTCTGCAGCAGTCATTATATTTTTCAAAATTAACTGTTTTTCTATTATTTCATCAAACAATATAGAAAATCTTGTTTGTAATTTTTTAATAAATTTACTAAAAAGCAATTCATCTCTCGTAATTTCACTTTCTCTCCCCAAAGAGAAACCAGAGTCAGCCTCTAAACGAGATACAGGAACGTGCATTGACTTATACAATTTTTTCTGAAAATATTCAACATCTTCTAGTTGACCTAGATTTTCTCCGCCGGGAAGTGTGGTAATTTCTGTTCCTCGTCCGCCTTCTCTTCGTGGCAACCAGTAATCTTCCAACATTGATTGATGTCTGCGATCATCTTTGACTTCACCAGAATCCGAATCGTAAACCAATCGATTCTTATAACGAGTCATGATATCACGAATATATTGTTCGGCCTTGAGTTTTGGTAAGTTTCCTACATCAATATAAAAAATTCTTCGTTCTGGTGCTCGTGAAATTCTGTAAATAACGATTGCATCTTCCACCATCCGTAACTGATTCAGTGGTTTTATCGCTTTATGGAGATAAGACATTACCATATTTTTTTGAGGATTCAATAACCCAGAAGTAGTATATGCAATACTATCACCAGAAATCATTATTCCAGAAGAAGACCGTTTATCCAATCCCGCTTCATTATATTGATAATGGGGAATTATTTCTATTTTTGTTTTTCTTGAATCAGCAATTTTTTCCTGTTTCACATGTTTCATTTTTTTTATTTTAGTAGCATCCAAACTTCGGAGTTCTACTATTCCACGTTTAGGATCACTTTCGTCTATCATGATGTGATAATATAATTTTCCCTCAACATACCATCTGCGAAAAATATCATGTCCATAATTATTAAAATTAAGAAGATCCAATATAGAAGAAAATTCTGTTCTAACTTTTTTCTTAATTCCTTCTGTTAATTCTGTTTGATCAAGAATTATTTGTACTGGTGGGTTTGTTTCATCAACCACTATAGCTTCATTTACAATATTATCAATTGCTATTTCACAATCTGAAGTTTGTGACATTTCACGATATTTAAGAATAAGGTCAACTTCATTCTTATATTGTCCTTCAATGTCAAGATAAGAACCATATGCACCCGCTCCAGATACCATCTGAGAACCATCATCATTCTCTGGAAGAGTGAATACAGGAACATTTGCGCCTGGTTTTTCTTGACTTTTTCTTTCAATTTTGAAACCAAATATTTCAAATGCCATGATTTAATCTCCTAAATTGTCGATTCCCAAAAATCATAAGTCCAAGTACAAGTATATTCTTCAATATCTTGTGTGCCCCAATCTAAATTAATAGTAGATAATACGGTAGGAAATGCCCCTACAAATTTATATGTTTTTAATTTATCACCCTGTTTACCAAATTGTATAACTTTTAATGTCTGTTTATACTTTGAATTTTCACCTTCATTTATTCCAAATCCATTACTTCTAGTATTTAGTTTATGATTTGACACTAAATTCATCCATTCTTCAAGAGATTTTCTTATTCCAAAATCTTCATCATTAATTATGGTTGTGTCCCATGTATCAAAAGTCCTATCCCCTGCAACTTTTATTGATTTCCCATGAAAAAATACTTCATGAGTGCCAATATTAGAGGCCGGAATTGTTGTCCCTTTGATAAGAAATTCTGCTTTGGTGGGTGGTGAGGTTACACCAGTGGGATATTGGAGTTCAACCTTGAACAAAGAGGGACGAGCCCCTCCTTGTTTAAGACCTGCTTTGAACTCCGTTACTGAAAATGCCATTCATTATAAATCCAATTATGTCCAAGTAACTACAGAATTATTTTCTTCTTGTGAAGCTCCATGTGTCCAATAATCATATGCCCAAGTTACAGTATATTCTTCCACAGCATCATTTGACCAATCAAGTGCAATTTCACTCAATTCGGTTGGCCACATATTATAAAATTTGTATGATGATTTATCTAAACCATCTACACCAACCTGAGTAATTGTTCCTTCGCCTGGTGTATTTGTCATTCCAAGTGCAGAAGATCGTTCTCCATCTGCACCACCAGAAAGGCGATACATCCAATTCATAATTTTATTACGAATTGAAAAATTTTCATCATTTAAAATTGTTGTAGTCCAGTTATCATAAGTTCTAAACCCCGACATTTTATATGCTCTCCCTGCATAATTTATAGGAAGAGGAGCGATATTTGCAGCAGGAATCGCTCCCGCTTTGACAAGAATATTTTCTTCTGCTGAGAGTTTATAAGTACCAGAAGAATCTGAAATACTTATTTTGAATAATGCTGGTCTTGCACCCCCAACGGCATGTTGTCCGAAAAGATTGCTTTTAAATTCTGTTACTCCAAACGCCATTGTTTTCCCCTATGCGAAAGTATAATAGTTATATGTCCAAGTAACATCAAACTCTTCAATATCACTCGCTGTATCGTAACTCAACGCAATTTCTGCGATTGCACTTGGCCAACAATCAATAAATTTAATTGTATGAAGTAGGTTAT